TCAACAGCTCATGCCCCAATTTATTACTAGCTGCTGAAGAAAGCTGTTATTACAAGCCGTCTCTAAGAAGTTCAGCGCGATAAATCCCATCATAATTAGAAATGCTGTCACTATTACTATCATCAATGGCCAATTGGTCAAATTCTGATTATCACAATCTCCGCAATACCAGTAGTAATGCTTCAACCTTGCCCCGCAGTCTGGGCACCGCTTATGATTAATAAACATCTCACCTACTCCCCGTATTTAATTTAGCAATTTCACTACGTGCTTTCGACACGTCTATCCAACGTGCATATCTAGTCTCAAGCGTTCTCACGCTATGGCCCGTTTGTTTGGCCACAAAGTAAATATTCAATCCATCCGTTAAACAGTTTGTTATAAAGGTATGGCGCGTCGTATAAGTAGCACGATGTCGTATGCCAGTTTCTTTCATCGCTTCAGTCAATGCACGTCTTGGCGTCTTATCTGTTTGCCAGGCACTATTAATAAAGCGCGGCGACATAAATAGCCGATCACTCACAGCCGATTTGATACGTTTCAATCGCTTCAGGGCATCTTCACTGCGTGCATTAAAGAATACATCACGATATTCAGCGGTCTTGGTGCGATTAACCAGCTCCCCATCACTCATTACTTTGCTAACTTTAATCAGTCCCGCGTCCCAGTCTATATCATCCCATGTCAGTGCGAGTAGTTCACCTGTGCGCATGCCTGTCCAAAATGCCAATTCAAAATATAACCAATATACTGCTTCGTCTTTACCGTGTTTGTCATGCAACCAAGTAAGCAAGCGCTCCATTTCATCGCGGCTAAATGGGTCCGGCGGTGGTGCTTGATGCTTGGTATTTTTTATCTTATCGACTGGGTTGGTATGGATGACGCTATCATCTAATGCGATACCAAAAACGCCACGTAAGGGAATTAGATTGTTATTACGTGTCTTTTCACTAGACCAAATAATGTCCGCTATCAATGTGCGGACTTCTTTTGCAGTAATGGTATGGATTTCGCGTTGGTACCAGGCTGGTATCCAATATCTATCAAGGGATTTTGCGTATTCGCGCAAGGTGGCTTTACTAACGTCTGCTTGCTTTAGATAAAGTCTGGCATAGTCTAAAAAGGTAGGAGTGGTTTTTGGGGCATCATCATTACCGCATAATTCATTAATGATATCGTCGGTAAGTGTGCCCCATTTGGCATGTTCAGCTAGGCGATTTCTGATAACAGACGCGGCGGTGTAGCCACGTTCTGTTGCGGGGAGCTTTTCAAGCGTTTGCCAGCGTCTCTTTTTGTGCCACATCCACCAAATTCGGATGGTACCGTTTCTGTCTGTGACGCCTGTGGGCATCGGTTTGCTGCTTGCTGACTTGCCCAATTGTTATACCCCGCAATACTGTAATAGAGACGACCGTCATCAAACTTAGCCCAGACAATGCCTTCTGGCCATATCTCATGTTTGCCGCGTAACGATGACTGCTTGATACCCGTGATTTGCTCGAAGCGCTCAGCTTGTACCCAGTCAATTAACCCGCCTCCATTTTGTATTACATCAATAAGCTCGTCAATTTTTTGTGGTAAATTAATTACGTTGACCATATTATTTCTTCCTTCGCTTAGTCTTGCGATTATTACGAGACTTATGAGGTATATAATCTTGACCTTTATAGTCAAAAGGATTGGAGATGCCATGTGTTTGTTGCTTTAACATTGCGATAATTCTATGGCTATCATTTAGTTTTCCCACGACTTTCTCCTTCTCTCAAAAATGTTTTGGCAACTTATACAGAGTGTTACTCCTCCCAACGCTTGGCGTTTAGCGGGTATATCCTTGCCACATTCCAAACATTCCGTCAGCGACGGCTTATCGAATTTTGGAGCACGACTCAAGCAATGAGCCAGTGTTAAATCAACATAGTCATTTGCGCGATCAGCATCATCAGCCATTATCCACCCCATTTAAATACCAAATGAACTTCGACTTTGAGAATGCAATTCCAGCATTCAAACGCCTGTACAACCTCCTCACCTGATAAAGGTCCATAATCACAATCAAAGACAGTGTCATTTCGCTGTTTAATTTTTACAGATTGCAACTCCATTCCAAGAGTCCGGCTAATATTGCTAATTATGGCTAAAACTCTAGGTTTCACTTCTTGGTCGTTAGGTAGTACAAGTGATACTCTCATTTCTGCAGCTCCCGCAATATGAAACCCTTTATAGTACCGGCTGCATATAACAACCCGTTTTTACCATCTGTGTTGATGACATGATGATTGCTAGTACCGTAATGCTCTTTATCAATTTCTAAGTAAAAGCCATGGTGTTCAGCTTTCTTACGCTTGTCGCTGCGGTTGCTGATACGCCGTTGGTAGTTCTCAAGCGAGCAGTTAAGCAATACGCTGATATCAGGTATGACGCCTTCAGTATTCCAAAGCGGGTGAATTAGGCGGCGTTTAACAGCGGAGTCAGCATTACGATGCTTATCAAATAAGATGACATCTAAATGGCTATAGTTGCCAAGTAAATAATCATCATCAAAGTTGTTAACATCAATGCCACGCTCAAGTGTGATGACATCGGTGATGATGCCTTGCGCATTTAAACAGCGTTGCACGCGGTCGCATGCGGCAGTCACTCCAATGTGAGGTGCTCCGCTAACATTTATAAGCAAAGGGTTCTTGAGTTTTTGTTTATTTGTTGACATTAAGCTACCTCGTTATGGTCGCTATTGGCTGCTACAGTATCAAGTAGCGGCTCGAGGTTGATATTATTCTTATATGCGTTGCGCAAATCAGCCTCTAGATGTATCAGTGGTGCCCAATACATTGGGTTAATAAGGCAACGACGCTGTGACACTTGCAAAATGATAAGCCGCAGCTGGTCAGCGACATCAATCATAGTTTTCTGGTCGCGGTTGCATATTGGCTTAATGGTATGAGCACGCCACTGTTTATTTGCATTGCGCAATGCGATACGGCTGACAGTGTTGCTAAGTTTTGCATTTTGAAGGAGCGATACTAGGATAGCGCTCGGCTTGAGGTTAGCGACGTTACGCATAGCAAACCTCCAGTGCAGCGCGAAAGGCGCCCAGTTCATTTTCAGTAATGGTGCGAAAACGCTTTCCGCCCCGCATATCTTGACGTAATCCTTGACTTTGCGAGACGGCAATCCTATTTAAGCAGGGGAAAAAAACAACGACCTGGATACATTCTTTTTGTAATGCGGTAACTAATCCGAATCTACGAGCTCCTTTATCAAAGACAATATCCCAAGCCGTCATACCGCCGCCACTTTGACCAATCTCATAGTCATGCGTGCTGAAACGCTCCATGCTATGCATGCGCTGAATAAGGCATTCAGATAGATTTTTGATAAAGATAAGCCGCATATCAGCTTGGGTGATTTGTGGTACTGATTCAGACAGCCAATTAGGTTGGTTTAGCACGTCATCGATATCTGGGGCACATTCGTCTAAGCCGCTACCGCTCAGATAATCAACATCGTTGACGGTCGCGCGATTAAGATCATTTTCCCAAGGAGAGTACGTTACAGGCGCATTATTAGCTGCTTCAGCTTGCATGGCTGCAAGTAAGCGGTCGCCGTGACTGTAATTTTTAACTGACAATGCGCGACTCACTTCGTCTAGTTTGCCTTTTAAAGAATCAATCTCAGCTTTAGTTTCGTTATCAAAAACGATTTCAAAACGCGTGATCAACTTGCTTAGCTTGTTTTGAGTACTCATGCCACACCCCCTACAGACATAGCGACAATCAATAGGGTGCAAAGCGCCATAAACCAGCGCGTATTTCTATGCGCTCGGTTGGCGTTTATTTCACTTTGGGTGAGTTTTTGCTCAGCGGCTTGGAGTTGCTGGTTGCGTTCTGCGAGGATTGTCTGTAAGCGCTCAAACTCGGCTTGAGCGCGAAAGGATTGCAAGATGTCTTGAATATTTGGATGCGACATGACGATATACCCGTTTTGTTGATTACGGGTATATAATTACATTTGTAATCCATACTGTCAATTACTTTTGTAATTTAAAAGTAGAATTCGTATTTTTATAATTACAATTCAATTATTTTCAGAAACTCCTTTTCTGTAATTATTTGTATATTTAAACCTTCTTTGACTAAATTCTCTGCTTTACGGTGTTTGCTACTTTTCTCATGCCCAGCTAATAGAGCTAGATCTTGTGCACCGATCACCAAGTAGTTTAGTTTTTTCGACACGCCTGACTTAACATCGAATCCGTGTTTGGCAGCTAAGTCTGAAATTTCTCCTCGTCCCATGCCCAATTCACCAGTAAAACACATCGATAAGCCTGAGAAACGACCACTGCTATCTCCATTCCTTGCCTGTGTTTTAGCAGGGTATGCTTTTGTTTTTTTACTAGCGGATAGCTTCTTAACACCTATCCAATCATTAATGCTTTGTTGTTGCTCGCGCAAAATGGTCTTAACGATGAAACCACACGCCTTAGCATCTTCCAAGGCATCATGATGTGAAAAACTATAGCCCCATTCATTACAAACATTACTTAGGTTATAGCCACTATAAGCCCATTTCTCACATGTTTCTCGTACCATAATACTGCTGTCAACCCATGCCCAATTAGGTATAGGTAGGTTAGAAGCTGTTAAACACTGAGATATAGCTTTGTAGTCAAAACTCGTATGACTAACAACAGGTAAATCGCTGACAAACTTTAATATATTTCCATATATATCAAATATGCTAGGAGCGTCTTTTACCATGTCACGGGTTATACCGTGAATTTCAATATTTTTTTGGCTGAATGAATCGTCAGGATTAACATAACTGACGAACGTATCTACCAGCCTCCCTTTTATGTATTTAGCCAATCCTATTTGGCAGATCGACCCTGCATTATAGTTAGCTGTTTCTACATCTATTGTTATAAAATCCATAAATACCTCATTGCTTGCTAAAGGTGTATCTTACTCTAGCTTCCATACTGAAATCATAAAACTTATCTTTATCGACTATTTGGTCTGGGTACCTATTCTTGTCAGCATTATCAGAAACTAAAGTCACTGTTCCGTCTAAATTTTTAAAAGCGCGCTTACAAATAGACTCTCCATCAGCGTTAAATACATAGATTTTATTGCTGATGAAATCATCATATTCACGTTCGCTAGTATTTACTAACATCAATGTTCCGTGTGGAATCGTATATCCCATGCTATCACCACAGGCATGCATCAACATAAGACCTTTGCCGTCGATCGGCATATCATTTTCACGTAGAAATTCTACTGTAAAAGCAATCATTGCCTTTTGTTCAGGATGTTCTAAGTTAACATATCCTTTCCCGCAGCTTGCTTTAAGATCTTTATAAGGCACTTCAACTAACTGATAGTCAGTCTTACCGCCTACAACCACGTAGTCATTCTGTTTCATCTGACTGTTAACAGACTCATCGTTTGCCTCGCTATATGCATCCCCCGATCCAGACATTAACCATGAAAGATTCACGCCTAGAGCTTTTGCCAAAGCTTCAGTATAGCTACTACTTTTACCATCACGGCGCTCTAAATTACCTATAACAGATTGATCAGCACCAATCATCTTACCCAACTGCGCTTGAGTGAGGCCTTTTTTACTACGCATAAATTTTACACGTTTTCCCAGTGTGTCCAGCGATGGTTTCATTATGTGACTCCAGTGTATTTGTACTCATCATAATTACAAATGAAATGATGCGCCACCTACAAAAGTAATTGACAATATTGATTACAAATGTAATTATACGGATATCTTATAAAGACAAAGGTAATTTCATGACCCACTCTAAATTTATCCCACCTACATTATTAGCTTTGCAAAGAGCAATTGATATCGCAGGCAGCCAAGCAGAACTATCAGTAAAAATCGGTCTTGCGCGTACATCTTCAAACGTTGGCATCATGGTTTCTAGGGATAAAAAAGCTAGTGCTAAGTATGTCGCAAAAATTAGCGAAGCTACTGGTGTCCCATGTCACGAGCTACGTCCAGACATATTCCCTGCCCCCCAACCCGCAAACGATCCAAGTAATCAACAACAACTAGCTTAACGCTATCGCCAAAATAAAAGAACGACAATAACGGGGGCAATATGTCGACCACAATATTTACATCAGCTCAGCGCGCAGAACATTGCGTATTATCACTTGAACAAGCTGTCTACCACGCTTGCAAAAAAGAGCGCGGCATGCTGGGCAGGATTTCTGAGATCTACGGCGTTAACTACAACACGCTTGCTTTACAAGTAAATCCAAACCGTAGTAGTCACACACTAGCGCCTGAAACAATTGAACTGGTGCTAGAACACACCCAGTCGTCGTTAATCATGGATGCTATCTGCTGCGCGCGCGGCAGTGCCGGATGGTTCCTACTGCCTGACCCCGATACTCAGTGTGATGAAATGATTGACCTTGCTTTGCTAGGTCAAAAGTTTGCTGACTTAAATAGCACTGCTATTGATGCTTATGCTGACAAGATTATCGAACCTGACGAAAATGCCCGTATTCAAAGAGACTGCCAAGCTTTAATTCGTCATATTCATGGGATCTCGGAAAGTTCCAAACGCAATATGGAGAGACACAATGACAGATAAACGCACCCTGCTAGATTTTGATGCCATACGTGCAGCAGCTGTAGGCAACTATGTCTCGACGATATTCCCTGCCGCTGGCATCAGCTTCACTAAACCAGCCCATCAGCATCAGTCATGCCCTATGTGCGGTGGCAGCAATCGCTTTCGCTGTGACGATAAGCGCGGCGAAGGCACTTGGATATGCTCACAATGCGGCGCTGGTAATGGCTTCAAGCTCGTACAGCAATATACTGGTCTTGATGTTTATGACACCAACAAGCTGATTGCAGGGGCTATTGGCCTTGATGCGACTAGCACAGTCACAGATGAGCAACGCGCTCAGTGGCAATCACAGCAAGTCGAGCGCGAAGCAGTGGAGAAAGCTGAAAAGCGTCAGGCTCGCATCGATGCTGCCAGTCGCGCCCAAAGCATTTGGGATAACTCAAAGCCAGCCGCTGACGATCATCCTTATTTACTGCGCAAAAACGTCAATGCGTTCGGCTTGCGTCTAGATATACAAGACAATCTAATTATACCGATGCACTACTACAATACTGATTCTAAGCAAACGACATTAGTCAACATACAAACAGTCGCAGCCGACAGCGAAAAGTTATTTTTAAAAGGCGGCCTGGTGAGCGGCGCTTACTTTACGATTGGCAATTCGACTATGTTTGGCGGTGGCGTAATACTCATCTGCGAGGGTTATGCAACTGGCGCTACTGTCTTTGATGCTATGAGCTATAGCCTGCCTGTTGTTGTCGCATTTAATGCAAACAATCTAATACCGGTCGCCCAATCTATACGCGCTCAATATCCCGATCATCGCATCATTATCTGTGCTGATGACGATAGCGCAACTGCTGTCAAAATGCGCGATAAGGACATTGCAGACGGTAAAGAGCCAAAACCGCTTGTTGAGTATAACGCCGGTATTCATAAGGCACAGCAAGCTGCGATTAGCATCAATGGTGAGATAGTCACCCCAAGCTTCGATATATTAGACATAGATAAGGATGCGGCATAATGCAAGGCAAAAAACATACAGACTTTAACGACCTCGCTGACGCTTCTGGGCTCAATGAAGTAGCCCGCCAAATCAAATATGCACTAGCAAACAAATCAGTAGTAACTCAAGCTGCCAATGACGATCAGGCTACTAATGCTGCACCTACTACTCAACCTAATAACAATGTACCGGCTGACGTTGAACAAGAGATGCGTCTCGATAATATGATTAAGCGTTATGCTCAAATTACCGATATCGGCAAAGTGACTAATAAAGTTTATGACACTGAGCAAAAGATTGAGTATACAAAAACGCAGTTTGCGAATGAAATTGGTAATAAGAAATTAGCAGACCTTTGGTGGAAGTCTCCACACCGCAAGATTGCAAAGTCAGAAGTTGCGAAAGACCTTGACGTGATGATGGCTGTTGAAGCTCAATCGATGTTTCAGCGTTACTTTCTTATCTATGGCACCAAAGAAGTTTGGGATGACGTTGAGCGCATTCGTTTGCCCGTCGATACCATCAAGCTCGCACGTCCCAATGAGTATGAGATTTGGCTTAAATCTGAAGCACGCATCACGGTTAAGGCTGACAATATCTGGTTTGACCCAACTCGCACCAAATCACCCAAGCATGACAAAGACATTGCTATCAATACATTTGATGGTCTGCCACTCAAGCCGATTGAAACTGAGTTAAGTGACGCCGCTGCCATGTGCAAACCTATCACTGACCTACTATTACATCTCTGTGAAGGCAGTGATGAAGTTTACCAGTGGGTACTTAGATGGTTAGCAATACCCTTGCAGCAGCCTGGCACCAAACTTGATACCGCTCTTATCTTTCATGGTGAAGTGCAAGGCGCCGGTAAGTCGTTATTCTTTGACCGCATCATGTCACGCATCTATGGCGATTATGCTGTCACGCTTGGTCAAGGTCAGCTTGACTCTCAGTACAATGATTGGGTATCGAATAAGTTATATGCATTGTTCGAAGAGATTTTTAGCGGAAGCGATAGCTACTCGCAAATGGGCATGGTCAAGCAGTTGGTAACAGGCAATACAATTTACATCAGTAAGAAGTTTATGAGTGGCTGGCAGCAAGATAACTTTGTTAATGCAATATTCTTATCAAACAATATGAAACCCTTAGCGCTGGAACAAAATGACAGACGACATGTAGTCTGCTATCCGCAACAAAAGATTCCCGAACCCATTCTAAATAATGTCGCGGCTGCCCTATCCGATAACGATGACAAGATGCTAAGGGCTTTTTATACTTTGCTTCTGATGACTGACTTAAAAGACCAGACAGCACATACACCGGCTATCATGACTCAGAGTAAGCGCGAAGTGATCAGGTTAAGTCAACCAAACTGGGAGGTTTTCTATGATGATTGGTCGAATAATAACCTAGAGATACCTTACTGCTGCTGCCTTAGTGGTGATTTATATTTTGTTTATCGCCAATGGTGCCAAAGAGGCGGCGAACGGCCAACCACCGAAACCAAAATTATGACATATATTGGTAGACGCGAAGCTAAATCACGGCTAAAATATAGAACACCCAATATGAATGCTGCAAAGCAAGCCATGGTCCTAGCTATAGCCTTGCCAACATCTTATCCATCTGATAAGTTTGGTACTCAACAAGACTGGATCGGCGGACAGATTCACCGATTCAAGCTCGCAATCAATAATGTTTACGACCCAAAACAATAATTAGGTGCAGGGTTTAAGGGTTAGGTTCACAGTTAAAATCAAACCCTTAACCTCTACAAGCCAATAAAACCAAGCGATACAAGACCCTGTAGCAGACGTTGCAGGGTTTTTGCTTGTGCGCGCGCGGAAAATAAATAAATAACTTAAATATATCTAATATTAGTTACTATATAATTTTTATCCCGTGCGTAAATATAACCCTTAAACCCCTTAAACCCTTAACCTTTCGTCTATAAGTATTATAAATAAAGGGTTGTAGAGGTGCAGGGTTTAAAGCATAACCCTTAACCTTTGACATAACCCTGAACCCATATATATATTGGTTATAAATAACGGGGGATGTTTATCATGCGTTACGAATATCTAAAAGCAGCAGCTGAAGCCTATGCAAACCTTAGTGAATTGGAATCAGATTGCTACCATTATCTGAACGATGGTTTCGATACATCTATCCAATCTCGCTTGGTAGCTGCTTATACTGAACTATTATCAGAAGAGATACCAAGTAAGTATTTAGATAAGGTAGTTAGTACGGCCCTAGTAGAATGCCAGTACCCAATCAACGAATCTACCGGTTATGCTTGGAGTGGTAATGAACGTGCTGCATTTGCTGGCATTCCAAAATCAACATGGTCTAACAATCAACTATCTAATCATATTAACTTTATATTAAATGATATGAATCATAATGCATCATCAGCAAATGCCCAGATAAAATTACAGATAGCAGGTTATTTAGATAGTATTTGATAAATGATTTATTACCGTCTTTTAGGAAAACAATGGGAATGACAATGAGACAAGAATATTTAAGAGCAGCCGCTGAAGCCTACGCAAACTTAACTGAACTAGAATCAGATTGTTATCACTATCTACATGATGGCTTTCCTGAATCGGTACAACCTCGCTTGGTAAGTACGGCCCTAGTAGAATGTCAGTACCCAATCAACGAATCTACCGGTTATGCCTGGAGCGGCAACGAACGCATCTCGTTCTCTGGCATACCAAAACGTACATGGATACGTAACAAACTATCCAATCATGTTGAATTTATACTAATTGACATGGACCGCAACGCAGAAACTGCAAGGGCTAAGATACAATTACAAGTGGGTGGCTATTCAGAAGCTACTTGAATAATGGCACCGTTTCATCTATGATTTTCCTATATTCGAAGTTCCTGCCTAATCATAAAGCAGACTCAAACAAACATTACCAGTTAAGCCCGTTGCCCCCGCAGCGGGCTTTCTTTTTGGAGGTAATAAAGCATGGCGCTCAAAACCCTACGCCCACGCCTCACAACTATCGGCACCAAAGCAGTCAACGACATCCATCAACCCAAATCAAGATGGGGACACGGACGCGGTGGTCGACCTTGGCGCCGAAAGCGCGAAGAGATATTCAAGCGCGACAAATATACATGCCAAGTTTGCGGCCGTGTTGGTGGCGAGCTTGAGCTAGATCATATTCTCAACGTCGCTCGCGGTGGTACTGACGATGACAGCAACCTCCAAACCATCTGCACCGCTTGTCATAAGCCGAAAACGCATGCAGAAAGCCAAGAAATTTAAGATATTTTCTTGGAAATAGCCCGGGGGGGAGTCGATTTGTTTTCTGGGCAAACCCAGCGGACACCACTCCCCCTCCCACGCGCAAAAAAAATCCTAAATTGAAATTATTTTTCCATTTTTCCGATTACATTTAATTGAGAAAGGTTCTCATTATGTCACTAACTAAAAGAAAGGAAGCGTACTGCCAAAACGTCGCTGACGGCCTTGATGAATTAGAGGCGATGGCAGCCGCTGGTTATAAAGCTAAAAACGAAGCAAATGCAAAACGACAACTTAAGAATCTTGATGACGATGAATTGGTCCAAGATCGTATCACTGAATTGCGCGCCATCAATCTTTTAAAGACTGGTGAAACTACTGAAGGTGAATCTGCTGAAGTCGTTGAGCTGGTTAATGCTTTGCACTTCTTTCAAACTGTTTATAAGAACCCAGCCAAGTCAATGAAAGACCGCATCAGCTGCGCCACTATTGCCATCCAATACGAAGAGCCGAAGCCCGCGCCAATTGGTAAGAAAGCGCAAAACAAGCTGGATGCTAAAACCGCTACTAACACTGGTAGGTTTGCGACGCTTAATAATCAGCCAGATATGTATACTTCAAAAACTACTCAATAAGAGCTCATCATGATAACAACCTGGTCGACAGCCTTACTCGACTGGGAAAAGCGCATAGTCGCCGGTGAGTCTCTCATGCCATGTAAGCCGCTCAATCAGGACGTGGCTGATATTGCACTCAAAATATTTGACAGTCTAATACTAGTCGATATGATTGGCAGCCCTGCCGCTGGTGATGTCACCCGCGAATGGGCTCGTGAGTTTATCGCTGCTATTTTTGGTGCTTATAATACTGAGAGTAAAGAGCGGCTGATTACTGAGTTCTTTTTGCTCATCAGCAAAAAGAATACCAAGTCTACTCTTGCCGCTGGTATTATGATGATCGCGCTAGTGCTCAATGAGCGATTCAGTGCAAGCCTCGCGATTATTGCACCGACAAAAGAAGTCGCAAATGCCAGTTATGGCCCCGCAAGCGATATGATTAGCGCTGACCCTGAATTGTCCGCTATGTTCAACGTATCGCCGCACACGCGCACTATTACGCATTTAGGTACCAATGCCACCCTAAAGGTTTACGCGGCTGAATCTGACACGCTCGGCGGTAGTAAATTCAGCTATGTGCTCATCGATGAGCTTTGGCTATTTGGCAAACGTGCTAATGCGGCATCAATGCTACGTGAAGCAACTGGCGGATTGGCTTCGCGCCCAGAAGGGTTTGTTGTATATCTAAGTACCATGCCCGATGAGCAGCCTGCTGGCATCTTTAAACAAAAACTAGACTATGCGCGCGCAGTACGCGACGGCAAAGTCGTTGACCCGCAGTTCTTGGGTCTACTCTATGAGTTCCCAAAAAAATACATCGATGATGAGTTATATCTTAATCCAGATAATTGGTATATCACTAACCCCAATCTTGGCGCGTCTGTCAGTGTCAAATTTTTAGAGCGTGAATTTAAAAAAGCAGAAGATGAAGGCAAAGAGGAGCTGCAAGATTTTACCGCCAAGCATTTGAACGTACAAATTGGCATATCGCTACGAGCCAACCGTTGGGCTGCTACTGAGTTTTGGAAAGCAGCAGCCGCTCCTATGCCATTTACTTTAGAGGAGCTTATTGAGGCGTCAGAAGTCATCACAATCGGTATCGATGGCGGTGGACTAGACGACTTGTTAGGATTTGCGGCTGTCGGTCGGCTGCCTGTCGTACTAAGAGAGTATGAGGACAGCATCACCAAACAGAAAGTACAAATTAAGCCGTGGTGGGTATGGACGCGCGCTTGGTGCCACACGATTGCACTAGAACGTCGTATGTCTATTGCGCCAACATTAAAAGGGTTTGAGAAGGACGGCGATCTTATCATTGTAAAAAACATCGGCGATGAGTCAGAGCAAGTCGCTCAGCTGTGCAAACAAGTATTTGATAGCGGTAAGCTTGACCAAATCGGACTTGACCCACTTGGCATTGGCACACTCATAGAAGAGCTTGATGCTGTAGAGATACCAGATGATAAAATTGTTGGCGTCAGTCAAGGTTTCAAGATGTCCGGCTATATCAAGACCGCTGAAAATAAGATTGCGCGTAAACATCTTATACATGCTGACCAAGACATGATGGCTTGGTGTGTTGGTAACTCTCGGACCGTGGTCAGAGGCAGTGGCACGATGATTAGTAAGGCTGAATCAGGCACTGCTAAGATTGACCCTGTCATTGGCATGCTAAACGCCGTCGCCTTAATGAGCCTGAACCCCGAACCGCCTAAGACTGGCGCACCTACAATGTTTTTTGTCTAACAAGTGTTGATATATTCATATCTAGCCTCCATAGTAAGTTATCAATATTATAAATTTACAACGGAGTTTTTATGGATAGTCAAATACAGCAAATTAACAATCAATTTATTAAGTTGGCTTGTGTTGATAGCAACATTAGATATAATGCATATATTAGAGTGGGTAGTGTGACAGGCATCATAGATCATGGCAGTCGATGCACTATTATTACTAGTGAAAAGACTTACCACACTGAAAGCTCAATAAGTACTATTAAGAGTAAATTTAGCATGGTGGTAGGCTAGCAACCTAAACATAAGTCAAATTTATATGACTGATGTTTTAACATGGAGTGTGATGCTATGAGTATAGATGTAACGTTTGAGGAATTTGAGAACACTGTTTTTGAATTTACCAAAGCTTTAGTCGTTAATGATAACAACGGTAGCGTGTCGAAAAGAGTTTCCGAAAAAGCCAAAAAGCTTGCTAAAGAATGGTATCAAGGTGCAGAAGAGCGTGAAACAGCTTTTCAAGAGCTTTTAACTGAGCTAGGTAATGAATCTGAGCCAACTGAGCCAAAGAAAAACCATTATGGTAGCGCTGGTCCAAGAACTTTTTAATAAAATAAATAACTTATATCAATAAAAACCCACCAACCGGTGGGTTTTTTATTCTCTAGGATTTAACTATGTGCATCTATCTAAGCGATAACGCTATCTTTGTGCTTATCTTCATTGCAGGTTTAGTCCTAGGCGCGATTGTACATCGCATAATTACAGCCCCTAGAAAGCCTATTGATTATGATGGCACCAATGGCAAAGGCTATCAGCCGAGACCATCGCCGCCAAAGAGTGAGTAAACACCATGATCAAAAAATCACGATTGCTCAGAGCCATTGTGCTGCTGATAGATATAGCAATCGTCACTTACTCAAAGCGACGTAAAAAAGACAACCAAGACCGCCGATAAGGGCGGTTTTATTTTGCCCAAATTTTATAACGAGAAACCTTATGACCAAAGCTTATAGCGTACTAAAGGTTAAGGCGATAACCGAAGACGAAGAAACGCGCACTATTACTGGCATTGCATCGACACCTAAGCAAGACCGTGATAATGACATGTTGGATATGGTCGGCGCTAAATTTGCCTTGCCTATCCCCTTTCTTTGGCAGCATAACCACAACCACCCCATTGGCGAAGTGACTGATGCGACCGTCACCGATGAGGGCATTGAGATCACCGCCACTATCGTCAAAATTGCAGAAGAAGGCACTCTTAAGAATCGCACTGATGAAGCCTGGCAGTCCATCAAATCGGGATTGGTCAAATGCTTGTCTATTGGTTTTAGACCGCTTGAATATAACTATCTCGAAGACAGTTGGGGATTGCATATTAAAGAATGGGAATGGTACGAATTATCCGCCGTTACCGTCCCTGCAAACCCCGATGCCGTGATTACTAGCGTCAAAAGTATCAAGCAAGCTTTTTCGGATGCTGAGAAATCTCCAACAATACCACCAAAATCATCAGCCAATGCACCAGTACCAGAACTATCTAAAAGCGCCCCAGTGCAAACTGACGGGCAACCAGTAACAACATCCAAATCCATCAAATTAGTTGACCTTAATCAGGGCAGCATACGCTTACTATCCGGAGAATGACCTATGTGGGAAAAACAACGCGCGCAAATCCTTGCGACCATCAAATCTAAAAAAGGCAAGATTCAAGGCATCATGACCAAAGCCGCTGATGATGGTCGCACAGCTGACGACGGTGAAGAAGATGAAATCGCTGTACTAGAAGCTGAAATTGAACGCCTTAAAACCAATTTAGCACGAGTTGAAGGCTTCATTGATGATGCAAAAACTGCAATCACTGACGCCACACCAGTGGCGGGTGAAAGCGAAGAAGAAGCTGAAGAAAGTGCAAAAGGCGCCACTGACCCTGTGAAATCTGCTAAAGGCGTCACGACTGTCAAGCCTAACCATGCTAAAAAAGGCATCGGCTTTGCTCAGCTTGCAAAAGCTAAAGCCCTTGCGGTGCTGCAACAAAAGAACGGCAACTATATCAGCCCTCTTGATATCGCCAAATCACAAGGTATGGACCCGCGTGTCATACAAGCGCTAGAAAAAGCTGTCGTACTCAATACGACTAACTCAAGCCCATTAATCGTTGAGCACCAATTGGCCAATGAGTTCGTTGAGCTGTTACGTGCTGAGACTATCGTTGATAAGCTAGCTTCATTTATGCGCGCTGCCCCATTTAACGCAACTATTCCAGGCATGGCAACTGGCGCAGTAGCAGCTTGGGTCGGCGAAGGTGCTGCAAAACCAGCTACCAATCCAACGTTTAATACTGTTGAAATCAAGCATCATAAATTGGCTGGTATCGTGGTCCGTACTGATGACTTGCTTAAACTATCATCACCTAGTACAGATCAGATGTTACTTAACGATTTGGTTGAAGCATCTGCCACTCTTATTGATACGACGTTTATGGACGATGCTGCACAAACAGCCGCGCGGCCTGCCGGTGTATTACATGGCGCTGTCAAGATAGTCGCTACTGGTGTCACTGCTGCTGCATATGATGCTGATATTGCCGCGCTAACTGATAACTTCATCGCCAAAAACCTGTCTTTAACTGATGCTCATTACGTGATGAGCGCCACCCGCGCTAGTGCGATGGGCCGCTTACGTGACGCCTTAGGTGCTCGCTACTATCCTGACATGGCTAACGGTCCTGGCGAAAAAAGCTTAGACGGCATCCCTGTCATTGAATCGGAAAACGCTGGTGAAATTATTGCTTTGGTCAAACCGTCTGAGCTATATCTTGCAGACGATGGTGAAGTCGAAGTTGCCTTCAGTGACCAAGCTACTATCGACATGGGTGCGACCACTTTGGTCAACTTATGGCAACAGAACATGACTGCCATTCGAGCAGAACGCCATATCACTTGGGCACCACGCCGTACTACAGCCGCTGCTTATATTGACTACTCACTAATCCCATAA